CCTAGTGTCTTAATACTTATTTGAAAGCTAGTATCTTCATTTAATTCTTTTGCCATTGTCAATAATTTTATTAGAATTTTCCAAGATAAGTTACTCCGCCCTTTTTCTTTTTCTTTTTTTCTGGATATTTTTTACCTGTAACAGCTTTGTATGCTCCTTTCGCAACTTTTTCTGCTTTGTCCCCTAATTTTTTGTAAAACTTCTTTACAATTTTAGGTGTGTAATCTTCACCGCTACCCATACCACTAACTCCAACTCTACCAAGTTTATTTGGAGACGCTTTTGTAGCTACTTTCTTAGTGTTAGCTTTCGCAGCTTTTTTAGCTAATTTACTTATAGCTCCACTTGTAGATTTTTTAGCTGTTCCAGGAGTTAACTTCCTACCATCTTTATCTAGGTTTAATTTATCTCTTCTAAACTTTCTTTTTCTTAAAACGTCTGTAACATCACCTAACTCTGAAAGACCTCTAAATATTTTTTCAGATTCAGTTTCAACATCTTTTGCTAATGCACCTTCTGATGCTGTTGATTCTGGTTCCATATTATGTTGTTTTGTTGGTGAGTCTCCTATTCCAAAGTTTCTTTTCATAGGATTACCTTTCATTTTGAATGCCATATTTTTATAGTTTACTTTATTATTATAATATTACTTGTTTTTCGCTATTTTTAATCATGATAAAAACATAATCCACTTTTAGCCATAGTTTTCATCTTACATCTTTCGCCATTAGATTTAATTTTACTACACTGAACCTCTTTAGTTCCTTGCTCTACTTTAGCGTGCACAGTACAATAACCATCTGATATAGCCTCTCTTTTACATCTGCTACCGCTACTAGTTATAGCTATACAACGACCATCATCTTTTTCTTTATTTTCTTTTTCTTTTACTTCGTTTTCTTTTTGTTGTTGCTGTTTCTTTTCTATTTTTTTCTTTTCGTTTTTCTCTTTTCTCTCTTTGTCTTTTCTTTCTTTTATTTCTTCTTCAACAGCTATTATATCTTGGTCTTCAATACCTAAGTCCCAAGTATTCCAACCCATTAACAAGGCAAGTCTTTCTATAGTAGATATTTCTTCTGTAAGAGCAGCATCAACATTGTTTACTTTTTTAACAAGTCTGTCTAAAGGTATATTAGTACCACCAGATATAACATTAGCTATAGCCTCGTAAACAGGGTTGTCAATGTCAAAGTAACTCATTTCATTTATTACTTCGCTATTAAATTTTTCTGTTTGTATACCTGAATATATTTTTCTTAGTTTACTACCTATTGTAGGAGACAAACCTATTATTTTCAAAATAGTATAAGTATGATCTGCGTTCCAACCTCTTTCTCTTTGTTTTAAGTATTCTAATAAAGAGTTTTTTACAGTCATAATAACATTACCACCAAATCCTAATCCACCAAGAACAGAATCAATCATACCGTTGATAATCCTTTTGTTTGTTTCAGTGTCTTTGTCTTCGTCGTCATCACCTATCAAAGCGCCTAACGCAGCTTGTAGTCCGTTAAATATTAAGTTTTGAACCATACCATAATATATAATCTTACTAACGTTAGTTTTAAAATCACCTCTATTGTTAGCTAAATCTAACACGGCTTTTTTCATAAGTCTAGCATACTGCATAGGTGTGTTTTTAAAAGCCAGTATATATCTACCTAGTGGCGAAGCTTGTTGTTGTGATATTAAATCAGGTCTTGAAGACTGCTGTGATTCCTCTGTTACTTCTTGGAAATCTTGAAAAGCTTGTGACTCTGCTTGCTGTTGTGTTAATCCTTGTTTTAAATATGATTTAACTCTGTTTCTATAAAACGTAGCGCCACCAGAAGCAATAGCAAAACTATCTGCTATTTGTGTAGGTAAAAATCCTTTTGTTAACAACCAGTTTAAAGCTGCTTTAGCTTTGTTTTTAGAACCAGCAATTGCTTGAGCAAGTTCAGCTTCATTGATACCTCTTTGGTTACCAGCACGCCTTTGCTTTAACATGTCAGAATTAAATATCATACCGAAGTCTTTCCAGAATTGTTTTTGGTTAGCAAATGCAGCCGCTGCTTTTAACGGATTATTGTCAGACCAGTTTATAAAGTTAACAGAAGATATAGTCTGTAACAACGCAGATCTCATATTAAAGAACATTATAGCACCAACTGATTGGTTAGCCCAATTGTTAAATTTATTTACTAATTTATTAGTTCCTTTTTCCCTCTTTGTTCCAAACTCCATACGCCAAAGTATATCTTCTAAAGCGTCTCTATAATTATTACCGTATATTGCTTGAAGTTTATTCATGATGTCACCATCTAAACTTTGTCCTTTCCACTCACCAAACATTTCTTTTCTATTGTTTACAAACTCTGACAAGTGGTCTGCTCTACTAAGCTCTGCGTTTATAGTTTGTATATCACTGCTAGTACTTTCAACTAACCAATATTCATTAGGTATTAGATAACCAGTATCTAAGTTAACCAAACCTTCTAATGATTGGGCAAAAGATAATAAATCAGTATTACTCTTAACGTGATTAACTAAAGTTTGTTGATCTCTTTTAGATAAACCGGGTACCTCTACATTGTTTTTATCCCATAAATAAACTCTTACAGCTTGATCATTAGTAAAATTAGTATCCTCGACTGTTTGTGATAAAGATTTTTTTACACTAGGAAAAACTTTTAATATATTTCTATAACCAGCGTCTAAGTTTTGTTTAGCTTTATTTAAAGAAGTGTACCCTTTTGCAAAAGGATCAAATAGTGCTTTCTTAAAAAACGCCATTTGTTGTTCTCCTAACTTACCAGGTGAAAGTAATCTATATAGTAAACCTTTAAAGTCTTCTGCAGAAGGCGGTACAAAGAATTTAAACATACTAAACCTATCTTTTTGGCTACCTCTTATTCTAGCTTGAGCATCAGAATATCTAGCTTCTGCTTTAACACCTTTTGTTTGCTCTATTATTCTATTCAAATCTAAACTTTGCTGTCTAGTAGATTCTATTATTTTGTTTATCTCTGGATTAAGTTGTCTACTAAACTTAAATTTAGCTTGAACAGACTTACCTTTAATGTCTAACTGATCTATCATATCTGCAACAGCTTCAACATTAGGTAAGGCATCGTCCACAAAATATATATCGTTGTAACCCTCTGCAAATTTATTAGCTATCCACATAGCTTTTGCTTCACCAGTACTATTACCTAAACCAGTTATATTTTCTATAGGCATGTCTATACCTTGGGTTTTTAACCAAGCCTTAATTGCTGGTGCTGCTTCTGCTGGTCTAGCTGTAAGTATATAGTTATTTTCTATACCATACTTTTGTATTCTGTTTCTAAACTTCTGCATTAGAGGGCCCTCAACACCACCTCTAACATTTATAAAGTCACTGAAATCAAACTCATAACCTAACTCAGCATATTTAGGACCTTGTAAAGGCCACTGTCCAGATGTTATAGTTACTACATCGTCACCTTTGGTAGCTATAATAGTATTATCACCTTTGTCAATTAACGTCTCGTCAAAATCAAAAGCAGACATACCTCTACTTGGTGTAGACTCATTAATAGCTCTAGAATTCATAAATACTTTCCCAGCTGTTCTAGCACCTTCATTTAAATCTATACCTGCTTTATCTAAAGCGGCTTGTGTTAAAGTAGTGTTTAATAACTTGCTAATAGCATTTAGTTTTCCTTTCTCAACTTGCTTGATTAATTTTTTATCTGTAGCTAACTCTGGTCCTACAATTATTCCTGTAGACAACTGTTCCATTTGTAAATCAAAAGTACCAGCCATCTCAGCATTATAGTACCTTAACAAAGCACTAGCGTCAGGAGTCCAATAAAAAGGCATTGTTGATTTGTAAAACTTGTTTACCATTTTATCATAAACATCAGGTAAATAAGCTAAACGATAATTATCCATAATATCGTTGTAATCTTTTCTAGCTGCTTCAGAAGTTGTCTTATCTGCAAATATATATTTTAAAGCATATAAATTTGTAGTTAAAGCAGGTGTCATGTGCTCTAACCTTAACTTATTGTTTGAGTAGTTTATATCATCTACAGGAATAAAATCTAGTATAGCAGAGGCTCTCGTAATACCTTCTTGGTTAGCATTAAAGTTTGCCATTAAAGAAACAACCTGGTTACCATTTATAAATTTATTTTGATAAAGATCTCTAACAACATCCATAACTTTTCTTATGTCTTGGTTATTTTGTTGTTGACGTTCTATAAACCCAGGTCTTTTACTTGCTTCTGGTATTCTATTTAAACTACCCTTCATGTAATCACTAGTGCCTTTTGGAGACTCTGGTAAACCTATAGGTTTTCCATTGGCGTCTAACTCTGCCCCTAACAATAACGCAGCATCTACTGCATTTGTAGCTAAACCTAACCTATTGTCTTGAGGCTTTCCATCTTTTTTTCTTGGGTTCCAATTAGGATTTTTCTTTAATTTATTACCGCCAGGTTCAACAGGTATAAACTCTCCATCTTGTATTTTTGAAGGAGCAGATATAGTTCTATATAAAGTTCTTAACGCAAAACCCTTACCATGTATTCTATCTAATTCAGTAGCTAGAGATTTAATAGATGCTCTAGCCGACTCTTGAGCTGTTTTATTTCCTTTTAACGCTACAAAGTTTTCACCAGTTAAACTCAACAAGCTAGCATAACCCTCTCTACCTTCAATGTTTAATTGTAAATATTTATCTATTACAAACGAACCTAGTGGCGTAGGTGACGTAAACAAGTTAGAGCTTTCTAAATAACTAGGTACTGTTAAATCGTATAAAGATTGTAAGTCTTTAGCTATTTTATTTATTTCGTTTTGAGGCAACAACCCAGCCAACTGATTATTAGCTAAAGCAGTCATGTTACCACCGTAATAATGTATATCGTTGTTAGTAAGATCAAATAAACTTTCTATTACACCAGCAGCTTTAGCACCGTCTTTCTGTAACATTTCGTTTAAAGCCTTACCTTTTGAAAACATGAATTTACTTTTACCGTCTCCTAGTCTTGCTATTAAATCTACAGGTTGATTAGTTTCTTGTAAGTGTTCTCTAATAGTTTGGTTAGTTATAGTCTTACCTGTTTGCTCAACTAAAGCTTTTATTCTAGCGCTAGTGTTACTTTCTTTTTTATAAAGATTAGGTTTACCTCTTTCTGTTATACCAAACACGCTAGTAAAATCGTTAACGTTTAAATTAGGTTTTTTAACTTGTACTTGTAAACCTGGTCCTGTCTTAGCTCTTACAGAACGTTTGTTATAAAATTCTTTTAATAAAACATTTTGTACACCAGTAGAAGTTTGATCTGAAGTAAAGCCTTGAGGAAGCATAGCGACCAAAGCATCAGCATGTTTATTAATAAACATTTGAGCGTTTCTAACATCACCCTTAGTTAAGTTACCTACTTTAGGGGCTATACCAAACATTCTTTGAACTTCATTGCTAACTAAATTTTTTAAAGACTTGTAGTTTTTATCTTTGTATAAATTAGGGTTAGCTTCTATTTGTTTTATAATATTATTTTTTATAACAGCTAGTTCTTTTTTAAGTTCAGGGTCTACTTTAGTTAATCTGTCTTCTAGTTTTTTAGTATCAATAGTTTCTTGCTGCACTTTATCTTCTGCTGTTGTTACGTCTTTAGCAGCACCTAGTTCTGTAGTAAACTCTTGTGGAACACCTAGTCTTTGCGCTAGATCGTTTGCTCTAAGGTTTAATCTACTACTCACAAATTTATCAAGTTTTTGTTTAGCAGGATCGTACTCTTTGGTTATCATTTCTACAGCTTCGGTTAACAAAGCGTCTTTGTAATCTTTTCTAGTAAGATCTATTTTGTTTACCTCTGATTTAGGTATACCATCATAAAGTCTTTTAGTTATACTCTCTATTATACCACCCATACCTTGGCCTAGCTCAGACTGTTGTAGGTCTTCAACTAAATCACCATTTTCATTTTGTGCTATAGCATTTTGTACTAAACTAATTTTATCGCCATACTTGTTAAGCATCATATCTAACTGGTTGGCTCTTGAGTAAGTGTAACCAGACTTTTGCTTTAACAAAGGATCAACACCTGGTATTAGTTTACCATCGGCACCTCTGACCATTACATCTTCAATAGCTTTGTTAGTATAATTTTTTTCTATACTGTCATTATAGTCTTTTATAAAATTATATACATCTCTACCACTATCAAACTTTATTTTACCTAAAGTATTAGGAAATCTTCTTTGAAAAAATCTTCTTAATCCATCTCCTACTTTAGTAAAAAACCCTTCGTTAAATTTTAAACTACCATCTAATATAGACTCAGACATGATAGTTATAAGTTCTTCTGAATAGTTTTGTTCTACACCTAGTACTTCTCCTTGTTTTCCTCTATATATATACGGCTCCATTCTTTGACGAAATGTTTCCATACCAGTAACACCTTTTTTATCACCTACATATTCTTGCAGAGCGTTTCCTAACGCGTTTTGTATTTTAGTATCACCACCTATTGTTTTAAATAAAACACTGTGTAAAAATTCATGAGCAGCGGTTGTTACCCTACCTGTTGCAGATAAACTACTCTGTTTGTTAATACCAAATACTAAATCACCATTTTGTTTTGTGTGTATAAAACCAAATTGTCCAGCACCTTCTTTAGATTGTTTTAAATTATTTTCTAATATAGATTCTCCTTGTCTTACTATATTTTCTAACTGAGCTCTTCTTTCTGGAGAAAGTTCAGAGTGCTGTCTAGTCTGTGTATCACTGCTACGAAAATCTTTGTTTTGTTGCAACTGGCGTTTTGCAGCATCAACTTCAGCTTGAATATAAGCGTCTTCATAAAGATTTTGCTCGTTCATATATTCCTCAACCGCTTCTGTGGTTTCAAATTCTATACTCTCTACATCTCTTTCTCGGTCTTTTCTATTTCTATAACTATCTATTTTATTTTTTACACTTAGTTTGTATTTTTCGTAATCAGCTATTTTTTCCTCATCAGTACGTTTGTCAGATTGTAATATATCATTTTTTTGCTTTTCTAACTTACTGTATCTATATTTTATTTCATCTAGTTTTTCTTTCTTTTCTTTTTTAGTATAACCAGTTTCTTTGTTTATAGTGTTTGCTTCTGATTTTAACCTATGTTGTTGAGTTCTAATGTTTAACAGCTCTCTCTTTTCTGCCTGAGTCATGCCAACACTTCCTTTGAGTTGAGTTTCAAAAAGATCTGTGTTTTCATTTACAAGCTCGTTCATTCTAGATTCTATTTGCGCTATCCTTTCTGAGCTTAAAGTTGACTTTACATTTTGTTTTACACTACCATCTTCGTTATATTTATATCTATTATCTAAAAGTTCTTTTTCTAACTGTAATAACTCCGTGGTATTATCATTTAATTTGTTTTGTAACGTATTAGGTATTAAGTGATTAGTAGTGTTTTTAAGTAACATTGGTGTAGTTATAGCACCGGAAACTAAAAAACCATCTATAAAAGATTCGCTTACACCGTCCATTAAATCTACGTCTTTACCTAGCAACCACTTATCACTTAAGTTTTGAGTGTAAGTGTTTACACCTTCACCAAAACCCTCTTGAACAGCATCCAATACCCCTCTAGTACCTAAGTTTAAAGTACTTCTTACCCAAGACTTTACACCTTCTTTAGCAAAATCATCTACCATTAAATTATCAGCTACTCTACCTACTTGACCAACAAGTAATCTTTCTGAAAGTATTTCTGTAGCTCCATGTACAATAGCAGAGGTATATCTTTGCCATCCAGCGTAATGAACAAGTGGATTATTTTTCATTTCTAATCTAGTTCTTTCTAAATCACCGCCTATTGATTGTGTACCTATTACGGCCACAGTTGGTATTGTCATACCCATAAGCGTAGGTGTAGCAGAACCTCCACTAAGATATGTAGCTGCTAACATAGGTACCATGTCACCTATCATTCTCATTGTCCTATTACTACGTTCAAACGCGAAACTATTAAAATCACCTGTTTTGTAACTATAATAATTAGTGCCAGGATCAGCCATGTTTCTAAACTTATCTCTGTATTGGTCTACCCACTGTCTACCAACCCATGGATCATAAGGACCCTCTACGATACCAGCAGCCTGTAGTATGTCATGGTTACCGCCAACAATAATTTCGTCAGCAGCAGAAACTAAATTTAAAACCGATCCTGTAGTTGCGGCACCAAATTGTCCAAAAGTAGTGTACCTTTGATCCTGCATTTCATATATGGCTTTATAATCATTCCAGTTTCTTGCAGCAGAAAGCTGTTCTTCTGTATTTTTTCTTAATGTGTTAGATAACTTTAAAGAAGTTTCTCTACTGGTATTGTAGTTTTCTACTTTGTTTTTATAACTAGATAATATATTATCAACCTCAGCATTGTTTTCATTTATTTTTTTATTGGCCTCGTCAACCTCTTCTTGAGTTTTGTATTTACCTTTTAATATTTTTTCGTTTTCGTCTAAAAGGTTTTGTATTCTCGCGTTGTTAGGAAACATAATTTCGTTTCCATTTTCGTCTTCTAACACCTTACCATTAACAGTGACAGTACCTTCTGTTGTGTTTTCTAAATCTTCAAGCAAACTGTTTGTAGTTTCAATAGAAGATTCAAGCATTTCATTTATTTCACTAGTTTCTGCCTCTGCTTTTTCTTGATCTCTTTCAAACTCTCTAATTTTTTTCTCGGTATCTTTTACTTCATCTGGATCTCCAAATAAAGTCGTTGTACCCTCTCCAAGAAAAAATCCAGCCTTCTCAGTTAATTCAATACCAAGTTTCTGTGACATCTCTTGTCTAGCATAATTGTCTGAAGAAGAAGATATATAAGCCTCATTAAAACGTTTAAAAAATTCAGGATCATTTAATTTTATATCGTTTAAATAATCTATAAGAGCTCCATCTCCAGAAGGTGAGTTACCACTTGTGTCAGTCATAAGATGCCTAACACTTGCAAAAGGATCTTCTCCTTCGTAATCTTCTTCACCCGCTTCTACATAAGTGTTGTAAGCGTCTTTCATGCTTACTCCGTTTTCACCAGCATATTTTTGTATTAACAGCTGAGTTAAAACTGGAGAAATACTATTACTGTCAATATTTATTATAGGCTCTTCCTCTTCATATTCCTCTTCTTCATAATCTTCTTCATCACTATACATTGGATCTATATAAGTAGAAGTAGCATCCGTTTCATATAGTGGTTTTCTAGTTTCAAGATAACCCGTTGGATCCATTAATCGTTTTTTAGATTCAGCCTCGATCTCAGCATCAATATCTCTTTTTAAATAACTATCTATACCTTCATTAAGAAAAACTGTAGCTTCTTCTCTAGCGTTATAATAAAACTGCTCTTGTTCATCTATGTCTCCATCTTTATTAGTATCGGCAGAGGCAAACGATTCTTTATTTTTCTGCTTATATTCTTTATCGCTTGCGTTTAACGCATCATCTCTAACTTTTTTTGTTTCATCACTTATTTCTGTATTAAATAAATTGTTTGCTTTTTGTAACCAATGATAATGATCTCTAGGTCCAGTAGCATTGTCGTAAATATAATTTATTTTTTCTATCTCTAAGTCATATTGCTCTTGAGTAATTTCTCCATCGTCAAGCTTGTTAACAAGTTTAAAGGTATCTTGGTTTCTTTTTCTGTCAAGATATTCATTGTCTTTTTTCAATGAAGTCATTGCACCACTAACACTTTTAGACCCAACAACATCTTTTGCTTTTTTGTATATACTACCAACCATTTCACTACTACCTACGCCAAAAGTAATAACATTACCTAAAGTTTGTGGATAATTTTCTCGTATCGCATCTCTTTCTTTTTCTTTTTGTTCGTAGTAATTATATTCTTCATTAGCAGCAAAGTTATCTCTTTCGCTAGAATATGTTGGAGACACATCTGCCCCACTAATTCCGTCTACACGTTGTTTAAAAGCAGAGCTTTTAATAAAACGCTTTATCTTAGCATCAGGTTCGCCTGCTGCCATCATTTTTTTAACAACTTTTTTTAACTGCTCTTTATTCATATTTTATTTTATAGATATTTATTTATCATGTCTTCGTACTCATCATACTGTACCATCATCTGGTATTCTTGCCCGTACTTTTGCCAAGCTGTTTGTATGTATGAATTATTCATTGGACCTTCTTCATCTAAATTTATTTCTTTAGCATATTCAGGATAATTAGTATTAACCCATTTTCTAAACTTGTTACCCTCTTCTTTGCTAATACCCAAAGTAGTTTCGCTGTAATTGTTTATACCTAAATTGTCAGAACCTTCTATACCTACTATTTTAGCATTTTTAGTAGCGTAACTGTTAAAACCATTTATCGCTATACGAGTATAATAATCCACAGTTAAATCTCTAAGTATATCTTCACCTTTGTTTTGTTTAAACCAAGCAGAGTTTGGGTTAAACACGTCTGCAACAGGTATCATATTACCATCCTTGTCTTCTATACCATTAGGAAACATCTCGTTAAAATCATCACGCATGCTTTTACCTCTTCCAGGTATAGCATCATTAGCGTAAGATACTAATTCATTTTTATCTTTCAACAAAGTGCTCATTACATTTGTTACTTGACTCAACGTTTCACTACCGCCTTTAGCAGCTGTTTTTCGTAAAGAATCTAAAACATTATTCATAGCCTTACCATTTGTTTTAGCAAACATGTTAGTGCTAGCAAACTGTTCTTTTGGATCTATCAATATTTGCTCGTTTGTAACAGGGTCTGTTAAAACCATTTTTACACCACTAGCATCTACAGCTTTTTCAAAGTTGTATTCTTTACCTTGGTATTGAACTGTTGATCCCTGTGTAAAATAAGCGTCCATTAAATTTTTAGTGTCCGTGCCTTCCATTACACTAGAATAAGCATCGTTCTCTATACTGTTTTTATAAGCCTGTAAATGAGTACTATGCAACGTAAGGTTTTGGTCTAATCCTTGCATTTTTATTTTTATGTCATTCATAAGCCTATTTTTCTCAGGCCCGTCTTCCATATTATAAGCTTCTAAGTATTGATTTTTTAAATCATACATTTGATCTTGAACACTATTGTACATGTCTGTACCGTGTTGACTTATATTGTTTTCTCCAGACTTTATTATATAAGAATCTAAAACTTGCGTCTGTCTATCTTTTTCTTTTTGTGCTTTTTCTTCTGCTAATCTAGCTTCTTCTTCAGCAGTTTCTTTTGCTAGTTCTTTTTCGTTAAAATAATCCTCTATACTACCATCTATAGCTTCACCTGCTTTTCCTAGCGCTTCACCTAGTTTTTTGTTACCATATCTTCTTTGTTGATAAAGATCTTTAGCAGCAGCCACTAGCCCAGCGTTATAAGCCAAAGGAGAGTTATTAGGATTTTTTACTTCTTCTAAAGTTTCTTGTGTCTTTAAATAGTCTTGATATTCAGAGTCATCTTCTCTTAATTCTTTTTGTCTTCTAAGCTTATCTTCATGATCTTGTTGTTCTCTTTTCTTTTGTATCTTATAATCAAAGTAATCATTTAAAGTATCGTCAGCTCTTTGAAGTCCCTCAAACTTCATATTTGGTTTACGAGCTGAAGCTCTTGCGCTAGCTATTTCTAATAGTTCTTTATTTACCGCCATATTATTTTATTTACAAAGTAGCATGTTAACATCTATTGCATTGTAGTCAACAGCATAGTAACCATTGTCCATCAATTCAACAGCGTCATGTCTACCTAAATTAATTAAATCTTGAGCCATTGCACCTGACCAAACTGTATCACATCCCTTGTATTTAAACTCATACATAGGTATTCCAGACTTAGAATATCCAGTGTGCTTAATGTTTTCTTTTAATCTAACATCTGACATAGCTGCTTTAGCTGCTATATCTACCGTTCCACCTACAACGTTACCTATACCCTCACTCATAGCAGCTCTAGCTTCTGCATCTGCTGCTTCCGCCGCTCCTAATCTTTGCGTAGCCATACCAAACAACGTTTCTGTTTGACCTCTTTTTGCTTCTTGAGCTTGTGCCGCTCCTTTTCTTGCAGCAGCTTGGTTTTGAGCTGCTTGCCGTGCCGCTGCTTGTTGATTAGCTTGTTCTTGTTTTCCTATGTCTGCCGCTGTAGCCGCTGCTGCTTGTTGACCAGCTCCAACTAGAGCTTGTATATTACCAGCATTAAAACCTCCACCAGTCTGTTGCATTGAGCCTAAAATGTTAGCTTGCGATTGTTGAAACTGTTGTTTAGCTAAATTAGCTGCCTGTTGATTAACAGTTAAGTCCTCCGCAGTGTTCTCCATGTTAGCATAAGGATTAGAAAAATCCATATCCATATAAGCTTGTCTTGCTTGCTCTTCTTCTGCTTTCGCTCCAACCAATTCGCTTTTAGCTCTTTTCTTAGCGCCATAAGCCCCTATGATTTGTCCAATACCTTGGCCTAAACTCTTCATTGGACTTACGCCACCCTTTGCTTTAAATGGTGCTTTTAAATCGTTGTAAAATGTTGATCCTTTTTGCTTGTACATGTTTTTTTATATTTTGTTATATTATTATTACACTTTTTCTCTCTTATTTACTACTTTCAAAAACTTCAGATCCTACAGAAAATAATTCAGCCTCTGTTGTTGAATCATTTTTAAACTTAATCTCAGCAAAATAACCTATCAATCCGCTAGCGTTAGATTGATTGTCTTTACTGAAAAATATAAAATCGTTAGTTGTAGGGCTAGGTGTGCTAGTAGATATATCACAAGTTACCGAGTTAGTGGTAACAGCCGTTACTACACCTATCTCTACTATAGCTGCTTGTGTAGCAGTATCAAAACCAGCTACCGCTGTAGTAGGAACGTAGTAACCTACGTCACCAACTTGAACTGATGTGTTTAATCCTGCGTCTCCCGTTGCTGCAAATGTTAAAGTTATTGTTGGCATTAGTTATCTGGTGTTATTATTGTTTCTAAATGTATATCTAAATCTACGTTAGCGTCTCCAAAGTTTACAACGTCCATAGTTCCTGTGTATGTCATTCTAGTACTACTAGTTCTAACGGCTCTTAATTTACTAAATCTAATAGTTGTACCTCCATTTTGTTCCGGATCTCTAGTTGAGGCCAAACCAATATTTACCCCTGTTAATTGAACTTCTTGATCTGGGTAAACAAAATCAGATATAGTGTCAACAACAAAAGAAAAGTCTACACTATTAGCAGAAGTTTTAACTTTGTCTCTACCGGCTCCTTCTACGTTTTCAAACTGCTTTTGATCTGTTCTAGGTACGTCTTGTAAAGTTACGTCGCTTGGAAGGGTGTCTAATCTTGTTTCACCACTACCACCAGGCCCATACGTTGGTGATGAAACACCTAAAGTAACTGTTACGTTAGATGCAAACTGTTTCATTATTATTCTAGGACTATCACCTGAGTAACTAGTAGCGCTAGGCATAGTTCCCGCTATAGTAATTCCATCACCACCATCTATCGTCACACCGTAACTATCGTTAGCACTAACTGATGGAATAACAATATTATGAGTTTGTTCACCTAAAGCTCCTAATGTTATAGATCCTGAGTTTGTAGAAGCAGAAGTAAATGTGTTGTTAGAAAAATTATAAGTAGTATTAGTAACGCTTGTAGCAGATATTTCACCATACTTAGTAACTGTTAAAATGTAGTCTGCACCAGGTGTTCCTTGAACAAATATAGTTCTAGAATCACCATCTTTATTTAATAAAGTGTTTTGAGGTCTTATAAACATTTGATCTAAAGTATTACCCTTACCAAAAGGAACATTATTAGATATAGTTACTGCTTCACCTCCAGATCCTTGAAACGTTATTTTATGATTATCGTTCACTGTAACATCTGTGTTTCCATTATATACACACGTCCAAACTCTTTGTGTTATTTGACCATCTGAATTAGTTGTGTCTGTTTTTGTTAAATCGTATCTACTTTCTAACCCTTTAGCTGAAACAACAGGGATAGGTGGGTTTATGTAATATCTACCACCGTCTGCTGCAAATGTAGCTGTAAAAACACTAACATCAGTATCAATTAAAACGCTGTCAGTATAAACATCTGTAATAATATCACTACCTACTACTGAGTTTTCTGTGAAACCTGTTGCTGCTGTAGTTGTTACAGTTTGATTAGAAACTACATCGTAAACAACGTTAAGAACTAAATCAGACAAACTACCTTCTTGAGCTCCACCATTATCACCAGCGGCGTCATCAATATCAAATGTTAAAGTAGTGTCAGATGATGGCATGGTGTAGCTAGTATTTAAAGTTACCGTTATTTTAACTGTATTAGCTGTTGTTGCGTGTGGAAATAACACATCTGAGTTAGAGCTGTAACCAGTTAATCCAGTTAGATTAGTATCAGTGTCTGTCAATGTTATACTAGTTAACCAAGGTTGGCTACCCGTATTATCAACAAAGTTAGCTGCTCTTACAGTAAAGCCAGTGTCTGCAGTTATAAAAAACTCTGCGACGTCACTACCTATAGCTGCACCACCAACGTTTGCAAAAACTACGTCGGTACCACCTGTTGCGTTAGCTAATGTACAGTTTGTTATTGCCATATTAATCGTTATTTTCTTTTACTGTTAATTTAAATACTGTTCTCTCTGTGTCTGATCTACTAATAGCAGACGCCTTTCCTAATCCTTGAACAGAGAACTCTGAAGTATCAAGGTTACTTAATGTTGTTGCTGCTCCTCTAATGTAGTTAAACCACTTTTTTTCTTTTTCTTTAAACTCGCTAATTAAACCTTCTTGCATATCTGTAGTTATACTCTCTACGAACCAACCTGTTTTAGCGTTTAAATTATAATACTCTCCATCGTTGTATGTGCCGTCTAAATCATCAGCTACGCTATCAACTACTGAAGTTTGAAACTGAGTAACTTTAGCTTGTGTTCCTTCGTAGTTTAAAGTTTTAAAATTCTTTACACTACCAGGCATATCATTCATTATCAAAGTAAAATCAGAAGTGTACTGCGTGCCATAAAAATTATTTCTTGTTTCGTTGCTATGATGTTCATAAAGCTCTCCATCAAAGAAAGTGTAATAAGTATTGTTAAAACTAACACCTGATTCTGGTAAAAAAGATTTAAAGCTAACCCAAGCCTTAGTGCCTTCGTTCCAACTAACAGTTGTATTATTTGAAAAAGTTAAATTGTATTGACTTTTCTTATCGTCATAAGTACCTATGATACTAGTATTAGTTGTTTTAAATGTATCAGAAAAATAATCTTTCATACCTACATTCGATATAACAGTTAATCCATCCATAGACATACGTAAGACTGCTCCTCTTGACTTATCTGTAAAATATGCTTGGTAGCCTTGGAAAGCAAAAGATTCTGGATTTTTAGATATACCATACTCTCCTTTTACTGGTGTTGGAAAACCTAATACTTTACTCGTAGATATTAAATTAGTTCCACCGTCAACATTAAATAAAGAATCCTTATTAGCCTGTACTTTAAATATTTTATCTTCCATAAACGTTACAACGTCACCGTCTCTAGAGTGTAATTTTTGTATAGAACCGTATTTTGGATTTAAGTCTTTTGTTATACCATCAGAACCTACAAATTGATTTAAGTTATTTATACCGTTTCTAGAGTTATATACACCACTAAAAATTAAACTACTAGCTCTTCTTTCTTCTGTATAAGGTTCTGTTGTTACTGTAGAAACCTTAACACCTTTGTCTATAGTTGGAGCATTAAAATCATCTCTTATTCTATTAGATTCGTTACCATTACCAAAGTTATAACAATTGAAATAAGGCAATATAAACTCAGCGTTATCATGTACGTTTGAAGACAATGTTACCACAGCATTAGAACTACCCGCTGTTGCAGAATTTTGATCTACTGACATAATAATAGAACCTGGTAAATCTGTATCATATTCTTTTGGAAAAGTAAACTTTAGTCTATCACCACCACCAGAAGAGTTTGTTATAGCAGAACTAAGAGTAACTGTATTGTCATTACAAGCTGTAACTGTTTGTGTTGTTAAACCAGTTGCTGTACCAGAAACCAAGCTAACTGTAGAACCAACAGGTATTAATTGCTCGTTAGTTCTAAAATCAAAACTTACAGGGTATGTTCTACCTACTTCGTAGTATATATCTAAACCTACATCTTCTTTAGGCTCTGTTTCCCATAAACCAGGGTTATCTGTAAACGAATCATCTGGTGAATTTGTAGACGTTACGGTTTGTAATATCTCTATAACATGACCAGGTGAGTTACCGTGAGGCTGCATTCTAGAACCCGCTCTAGCAGTACCAGTTGCTGTACCAGCTGTAGAACCTACATTATTATGAAAACGATCAACTGCTATCTGACCTAAACCATTACCACTTGAAACCTCAAAATGTGTATTTGGTTTTAATGGGTGGTAACCAGTAGGACCGTTACCAAACCTAGGCGAAACTGACATAGTCCAAGTCTCTCTCTTATTTTCCGCGTCGTTTTGATTAGATGAAGAAAATACACGATAGTTTTGTATTCTTTGCGTGTGACCTTCTAAAGACTCTACTGTGTAAACTATTTGGTCTGGATCGTCTCTAAATCTAAACCTAGTACCAGCTCTATAAAGATCGTAAATAAAATCATAAGCTATAGGATATTCTGCGGAAGAAAAAGCGGCTGTGTCTCCTTTAGGATGTATGTTAGCCCATGATATATCTATCAAATCTTGGTCAATAGTTATATTTACAGAAGGGTTAGTGTTAGGCCTTATACCTTCTCCACGTCCAGCTTTCGTTCCACTTATACCGGTTCCATCAGTATCTAACTCTTGTCTATAAAAAGCTTCGTCTATAAAAAAGTGGTTGTTGTCTCCACTACCGCTAGTAGCACCACCGTAAACTCTAGCAAAATCTCTCCAATATTCAGCCCCTTGACTTCCGTAAGCGTTACTACCAATTTGATCTGGATCTAAACCAAAACCTCCAAGATCACCATCATTATCAAAGTCACCACTAGAAACGTTATGCCAAGCTGAAGAAGCACCACCTTTAATATCAACAGCACCCCACTCTGTAAAACTAAGTGGGCTTGAAAATTGATGTGTAGGCGAGTTAATAGCAGAGGTATCATCAGATAAAGCGTTGTTCATATCTACACCGTCGGTTTTAACCCATCTAACTGGTAGGGCTTTTGATACTATTAAGTTATCTACTTCTTCTGATGTTTCTTTTGTTATGTACTGTCTTACACCTAAATCCTTATATATCTTAGCAAAAAACCTACCTTCAAACTCTGGTTTATCTTCTACACTTTCTGTTTTAAAATCAGCTATCAAACCAGATATTCTAGTAGAAACACTACCTGAAGTAGAAGTAAAATCTAAATCAGAACCAAATCTACCCTCTATAGTAAGTTTAGTTGCTGTACCAGAACTAGCGTCACCAGTAGTAACATTTAATATTTTATAATAGTTAGAGGCTGCTGTAGCGGATCTAAATCTTACGAAAGTTTGTTTAGCCTCAAAAGCATCTGCTAACGCAGAGTTTTGATATGTAGCTGTGTCTATCATAAAAGAATCTAAGTTTGGCAGAGGATAACCTTCTAATATAGTGTTACCTACTATTTGTCCAAACAAACCGTCTGAAACATTACCTACGGAAGTGTTAGTTAAGGTGGCCACAAACCTAGATATAGTTTTTACAAACGTAGGTGCTTCACCTACTATAGATAATATTTTATATTTATAATTTTCTGTTACAGCAGCGGAGCCATCATGTTCTTTTTTAAGTATTAAAAATGTTTCTTCGTCTACTTTATTTCTTTCAGAAGAAGGAAAGCTTAACCATATATTACCGTCTTCAGCGTTGTACCATCTGTCCATAGCTAAGTTGTAATACTCATTAGAAGTTTCTTTTACAAAAAACTTAAACGAATCAGCAAACTTAGGCGCAACGCTATTTATGTCTACATGTATTTTGTTTGAAGTCACGCATTGTGGCTTATCTATTTGTAACACACTACTTTGTGTAGAGGTGTTTTCAGATGTAAAGACTGGTGTTTCTCTACCGTATATATCTCTATATACAATACCTATTTGATAATTTCTTAAAGATTTTAAACTTTTTTCAGGAGTACCAACGGTAGTAATGCTTGTAAAATCTAAAGCAGCGTTTAAGTTAACGTTTATATTTTTGTCTTTAAAAGCAAAGCCATCCATTTTGTATTTGTGTAAATAGTTACCATAAACTATTCTACCACCTGTTATGTCTTGTGCTAAGGCTTTTCTAGGTACCTCATCGAAAGGTCTTAATAATTGATTGGATGGAAGCACAGCGTGTATAACGTCTGACTCTATTAACAGTTCGCCATTATTTAAACCATTACCAGAACCAGCAGCTGTCCATTCAGTACTGTTTCTTTCTACAGTTCTTACGGTATAAACGTTTGGAGATCCATCTTCTTTATATAGTATATCTACAGCAACTACGTCTTGAGGTAATATAGATTTTTCAGGAACAAAATCTTGTATTTTTAAACTACGTAAATTATTAGACATACCTAGGTTATATCCTTCACTAGCGTAATATTCAAAGTTACCTGGTAAAAAAGCTACTTCACTAAAAGGTGAAAACGCAGAATACTCTCCATCTTCGTACTTAAATCTACTAGCAAATCTAACAAACTTTTTCTCAAACAAAGGAGGTGTTAATTCTAAAACAGAGTTCCAAGTTTCATCAGCATCTGGAACATCTTGGCTTATAGATAATATAGTTATATTATAATCGTTTTGAGTTCCGTTTTGTGAAGGTGTTCCACCTACGTCTATCTGTGCTCTAACTTGATGCTCCGTAAAACTAGAGCTACCAGCGTTACTTAATAGTATTATATCTCCCTCCCTATAGTCTGGTAAACCAGTTCCTAATATACTACCCAGCGATATTGTTGCAGAGTCTCCAGATTCTAATATAACATTAGAAACGTAAAATCTAGTTTGTGTAGTTGTTACACCTAATGTTTCTCCTCTAGCTTCTAAAGTATCAGACATTGATAAGAAAGGTGCTAATAAAGGAGCTCTTTTTATAACTGTGATATATTGCTCTTCCATATAAACAGGATAGCTACCAGTATCTGTAACTATTATGTTTTCATCTTGTTCATCTGTAATTACTAATCTAGTATGATATGTAGAAGAACCACCATCAGCCAGTGTTAAATCATTTAAACCAGTACCTAACAAACTTCTTTGTATGTTTATTTTTTTAGGCTCAGAGTGATTATCTGTCCAAATTAACATACCATCTACTACGTTTAGTCCTGTTATTATTCTAAATTCATCGTAGTTTAAAGTTCTTCCACCTGGTTTTCCAGGGTCATTATCGTTAGTTGTTGGTGTTTCAAAAACAACAGCAGATGCGTCCGGTATAGTAACACTTTCTGAAACAGTTATGTTTAAACCACTTACAGCCGTAACCGTGACCAAGTTCATACCTGCCACTCCTGATACTTGCATACCTCTTCTTATATAAGTAGCGTCTCCAACAGGTATTGTTGTAGCGTTAGAAACTGAAGCTGTTGTTACAGCTGTAGATTTATACACGTCAACAAAAACGTATTTAGTAGTAGCGTTAGACACGTCGTGTTCTAATATATAATCTCTAAAAACAGTTACAGCGGTATCACCAGTTCCACTACTAACACCACTTGAGCTTCCAGCTACTAACCAATATATTTTATCGTTTTGCTCGTCAGCTATAGAACCTACACAAGTACTTCCTGATTCTACCGCTGTTGTTAAAGCGGTGTTACCCTTTAAAGTTTCTATAGCTCCAACGTTAGAACCTTCTGAGGTAGAAACTTCTATGTTTAAAGCATCTCTATATGTACCGTCTTGAATTAGTCTTTCATCAAGGTCTTTATTCATTTGACCTTTACTAAAACTTCTTTTTAACTCTGGCATTTAATTAGTGTTTTATATGTTTAGATTTACCTCGTAGTATCTGTGTAATTTCTTCTATTTTAATGTTAGATAACCTAAGTTTAGCTTTTCTAGTTTCAGCAAACCTTTCTTTTTTAAATCTTGCTACTAAAACCTCTGGCGTGTTAGCTCTAGTAGAAAGCACTCCATAGGCTATATGCTTATACATAGCTTCTTCCGCAAACTTATGTACTTTTAATTCTTCTTCAGTTCCCAACCCATCACTTATGTATTTTAATATAACCGTCTTACCACTTATGTTTGAACTAAAGTGTATCTTACCTTGTAACTCATCAATGTAAAAACTACCGTTTACTTGTGCGTGAGCTGGATCTAACCCAAGTCTACCACCTTCATTAGGCCAATACATATCGTCTTCGTAATCATCTTGATTATTTTCTGAAGGCGTTTGTGCTTTGTACTTAGTCCATGTATCTGACAAGTGATCAGTAGCATCTTGTTCTGTTAAATTAGTACCATCATGATTATAACTACCATCTGCTGCTTGTGATATTGCAAATGGATTAGAAGTTTTGATAGCTGGATAAATAACATGTTCTATACCAGAACTATCTGAAAAAGTAATCTTAACGTAATTAACATAGTCCTGAGGAAGTGTCATTGTTAAAGATGGTGGTATTTCTATTTCTTGTGATTTAACAGATTTAAAAGTATCAAACGACAACTCCTGCATAGCTCTTTGTGCGTGAAAAGCTACATCAGCTCTTTTAGCTCTAGGAATTATTTTTTCTTCACCAACATAAGCTAGCATAAATTGATTTATAATATCTGTTAAAGATGTAAACTGATAATTACCATAATCGTCACTTACGTTGTCATAGTAATTTTCTTGTGTTTCGTTTAATAAATAATTAGTAGGCATGCTTTATTGTTTTTCTTTAGTTTCTGTTATAGTGTCTTTGTTTGTAGCAAACGTAGTTAAATCCTGTTGTTTTATAATTACACCTGCTAGTTCTAATATTTTTATTACTAGAGTATTCTCTTCGCTTTCGTGTAGCTCAAAGTTTGTACTAGTAGTTGAATTGTATAAAGCTTTTTCATTTACGATTACAGAGCCCCATTTAACGGTAGATGGCTTAGCTACGTAATGACAATTTATGTTTGATGTGGAAAATGAAGGAGTTGCAGATTCAGGGTATATTACTATCTGCGTAGCATTTTTTCTTACGTACAAAGGTCTTGCTTGTCTAGGCTTGTACAGGGCAGCTTGGTTCATTCTCTGTAGTTCTTTCTTTTCTACTTTTTCTACTATTAAGCTATCAGTACCATTGTTGTAAAAAACTGTTCCTAATCTATAAACGTCTGTAGGTAATGTACAGGTAGAACCTGATACCGCAGACATGTCTATATGGAACTTTTCAAATACAGCTATTTTTTCTTTTAATATATCTGGTATATTAGAATATTCATAGCTGTTTTGTTGTAATCTAGCAAATTGATTTAATTCATAAAAATATTGTTCAAATATTTCTCTTTGCGCTTGATTAGCAAATAAGTTAAATTCTTGAGGTGTTATATAACCTCTTTGTTCTTTGTTGGCTAAAGCCAAAACTCTTTGATGTACCGTATCTATACTTATCGCCATAATATTTTTTTATTGTAGTTACGATCGCCCCGCAGGGCGACCGCTCTACAGTTTGATTATTTTAATCTTTTCTCTATATTGTTGTATATTTCCATCCCTTCGTCAGTTCTAAACCAAGCAGCTAATGCTGAATATGGATGCTCATCAAAAGGAACTGTAAATAATTTTCTACCAGTAGAAGTCCAAGTAAATGTTCTTTGATCTTGTGATAGATTAATTATATTACTTTCTGTAGCTCTAATACCAAAGTTTCTAAGCTGCACGTTTTCATCAGTAACTAATTCTAAGAATAGTTTAGGCTTTTTCTTAGCAAATAGTAGTAAATCACGTTTAAGTTCCTTAGAACTCATCTTAGATACTTCAGAACCTAATTCTACACGCATAACAGCTTCTGCCATATCAATATCTAGGTTATTAGCCGCGTTCATTGCAGCAACTTCAAATTCTAACCAATCTAATTGTGTCTCAGCTATTTTTGCAGGTTTATGCTCTTTAAATATTTTGTCTCTATGTGGGTGATATAAAGATAGTAGTTTTTGTAAAACAGTTTTTTCTCTAGGAACGAACAGTGCACCACTTCTAAAAACAATATGTTCTAATCTGTGTTCACCTTTCATTTCGTCAACAAATGGAGTTCTTTGGTTAGAAGTATATTTTAACTCTCTTTCATAACCTTTTTCTTCGTCAAACCAATAAATATTAGAAGATCTTATTTGATAAGACAAAGGTTCTTTACCGCCAACTAAATAATAATTTCTATCTTTTATTTCCCAAGTATCTTTTTTAGGTTTTGGTGTTTCAACAATTGGTGTTTCAACAACAGGTACCTCTACCTTTTTAGTTTGTTTCTTTTTTGCCATAATATAATATATAATAAAATTAATAAAATAAAAGGCCGAGGCCGAAGCCCCGGTCTTTTAATATAAAGTGTTTACTTCATTATCATAAAGTTGTTAGCACCTTGAGTAACTAAACATCTTTCAGATAAGTAGTGAACTTGCATTGCATCTAAGTCAGATGTAACAGCTCCAACAGAACCAGTAACCCAAGTTTTTAATCTTCTGTCATCAGTTTGAGAAGCTCTATATCTAACGTGTAAGAATGGTCTCTTTAAGTTTTTACCTAAAGTTTGGTCGTACACAGATGATACACCAGCTGGTATAATAACACCTCTAACTGGAGATATAACATTTCTGTCATTAATACTACCTCTAGTAGCTTTGTCATTTAGGTATTTAAAGTCAGACTTATAGAAATCATAAGAACCTCTTCTAAATCCAGAGAAACCTAAGTTAAGTGCCATATCTTCTTCGTTGTCGAATACTCCGTAAGAAGTACCTCCAGCTCCGTAAGAGTTCATTGAAGCTAACATATCGTCAAAAGCAAGAGATGTAGCTCTATTTATGAATAACATGTTTTCTTCGATAGCACCTTGATTGTCAAATTCAGCTAATATAGCATCGAACTCAGCTAAGTCAGTAGCAGCGTTTACACCAGTTACACCAGTAGTTATATTACCTCTATCTTCAATAGCGTCAAATAAACCTTGAGTACCAAACTCAGTTCCTATACCATCAGTACCATCTACATCAGAAGAACCAGAAACACCTTTAACAGCTTCCATCATAGTCATTTCTAAGTAGTCAGTAAATCTTTGTCTAGTATCACCCTCAGCTTTTAAGTACCATAAGTAACCTGATTGTCCATCTTCACCAGAAATTTCAACCCAACCAATTGCAGATGCGTCAGATCCAGAAATTTCGTAGTAATCTTTCATGATAACTGGTTTGTTAGAGAAAGACTTGAACGTAGGAGTTATAGCCTTAGCACCAGAAGCGTGACCACCTTGACCATCAGTTCCTTTAGCGTACTCAGAACCAAAAACAAGTAAAGTACAAGCATCAGAAGTACCAGTTCCAAAAGCAGCGTCGTCATCAATGTTTTGAACCTCGTAAGGCTTACAAGTAACATTGTCAGTTGAAATAGCTGTAACGAAACATTTAATAGCTCCTTCAGCAGTAGCTACTATAACTTGATCATTTAATCTAACACCGTGGTTACCACTAGTAACACTAGTGTCACCGTCAATATCAGATGTAATTGTTACTACCGAAGTAGTGTTGTTTACTGTACCTTTGTAAGATAAGTGTAGTCTACCTTGCTCAGACCAAATAACTTGGTCAGAAGTCATAGACTCTTCTGCTCCAACTTGAGATAAAAATCCTGAGATAGTTCTGTTTCCAAAAACCTCAGCTTCTTTTTCCATCAAGTCAGGCAGGTATTGTTGCGCCCATCCATTTGTACCGGACGCTGTAAAATCGATATAATTTCCAGATAATGTCTGCTTTACTGGAGCAGGCACACTGTTCAAATTATTACCAGGATTAATTGCCATAATTTTTAATTTTTAATTTAGTTATTGTTTTCTTTTAATTTTAAACTTAAAGTCATTAACATCTTCTCCAAGCGCCCTTACTTTTATTCCCCCAGCTTGTATTTCACCTGAGTGAGATTGTCTAGGGTCCATACTAACGTTTTTGGATTTAGCAATACTTTCTTTCAAAGCATCAGCCTTACCTTGTTCGTAAAAATGCTTAGCTACAGCATCAGCGTTCATAGCTGTAAACATAGACTTGTGGTAACCAACACCGTCTTCCATTAAATTTTCATTGTTCAAGAACTTCTTGACAAAATTGTTAATGTCACTTTGTGATTCCTTTACTTTGTTTACATCTTTAACATTAAACCTAAATCTTTTATCACCGACATTATATTCAAAACCTTTGAAATCGTCGTTAAAAACACTGTCTGTTTTTTGTTGAAATGCAGACCTAGATCTTTCTAATGCTTTTTGTTCAGCCTCAGACTCTTTGTTGTATCTATTGAAGAAATCAATTGCCTTCTGCTGTTCGTTTGTTAATTTGCTTCCAGCTTTAATATCTTCATAGTATTTAGACTTTAACCCGTCTAAGTGGTTTCTAGCGTTAGCAACTTGCTCTTTTAGCGCTAGTTTTTTTCTTCTAATATCTTTCTCATCATCTAACTCTTCGTCAAAAGAAAAAGTATCTTCCATTAAAAAATCTACTTCTTCTGAGTTTAGATGTGGTTTAGTTGTTTTGTAATACTCTTTAAGTAAGGTATGGTTATCTAATTCAGAATAATCCATATTTAATCTTACGTAATCGTTTATATCTCCACCAGTGTCCTTCATGAAGTCTAAAAGCTTGTTAACGTTTTCTGGTAAATCTATAGTAGGTTTTTCAGGTGCTACTATAGGTTCTTCAACTTTAACTGGTTCTTCTACCTTAGGTTCTTCTTTTATTTCTTCTAACTCTATTACCGGTGTTTCTTCAACCTCTGCTTTAGGCTCTTCAACCTTTTGCTTTTCTTCTTCTTTAACTTCTGCTTCTGGAGCCTTAATGTCTTCAGCTGGTTGTTTTAAATCTACCTTTACAATGTCCTCTGCTTTTTTAGCCAATTCTTTCAAATCAACTTTAACAGTGTCTTCTTGCGGTTTGGTTTTCTTTAACTTCTTTTTTACTTTAATTTTTTCTACTTCGTTGTCAACTTTTGGTTGTTCAACAGTAGGTTCTGTTGCTTCATTTTTTTTAGCCATAATAAAATATTATATAATTAATTAATTGTTTATCTTGGATTAAATGCTTCTAATCCCATTCCGCCTCCTAATATATCATTACCTGATGATTCAAAGTTTTTAGGCGGTTTTTCATTTTTTCTTTGATCTATAAGCTCACTTTGTTGCGAAGCTTGTATCTTAGTTCTCTTATCTTTACGATCTTCTTTTTCTTTTTCTCTACCTTTGTTAGCCTCAACTTCCATTTGTCTTAGCCTCATGTTGATTTGAAACTCATGGTCCATTAATTGTTTTTTAATTTCAGCCTCGTGCATCATAGAGTCTTTTTTCAAATTAGCTTTAGCTTGCTCTAACTGTATGTTTGTTTGTGTTAACGCTTGTTGCTTTTGTACTTCTGCTTGAGCAGCAGCTGCTTGTTGTTGAGCATTGGCTTGTGCTTGAGCCTGCATGTTTTGTTGAGCTCTAGCTTGATCGTTTTGTATTTTCTTTTTTCTTCTAACTTTTAACAACTGATTAGCTAGTTTTAAACTTTTTATATTTCTAAGATCTATAGCGTCTTCTAAGTCTATCGTTTGTTGTGATAAAGCTACTTGTATGTTATTCTCTAGCATTGCTTTTTCTTCTTCATCTGGAGATAACTCTAAGAATATACCAAAGTCATACAAGTGTAGGTCTTTAATATCTTCTAAAGTACCAACGTTATGTCTACCTATTTTTTGTATAAAAGCATTTCTAGCTGGAGAATACTCTAATATATCAGATATTCTCATAGATAAATTATCACAAACCTCAGACGTTAAATACAAACCTGACTGTAGTATATGTCTTGTAGCTGTGTTACTATTTGCAGCTGCCATTTTTTGTACACCAACTAAAGCCTTAGGATCTGGTGAAGTAGCATCTCTAGCTTCGTTTAACCCTGTAGTATCTCTAATCATTTGCAAGTAGTAGTTGTATGTACCTATAAGACTTTGCATTTTAGCGCCACCACCACCAGACTGTATTTCTTGTATAGGTACTTTACCTGGGTTCATATCACCATCAGATGTAAAGCTTCTACCTATAACACTACCAGTTTGGAAGAACATATTTAAAGCTTCTTGTGGATTGTAGTTGGTTCCATTACCTAAATCTATTTCAGCTAAACCATCAGCGTCTAAATATATACCATCTGGTACCATACGAGACATTACTTGTTGTAACTTTAAATGCGTCAACTGTATCATATCAGCAAAACCAGTTATTCTACTAACTAAACTTTCAATTTTACCATTATACATTCTAGGCGCGCACATAGCGTAGTTCATCTTTACTTTAGTGTGATCACTTTTAGGACGCATCATATTTTTACACATTTCCCATTTTAGTAATCTATCACTACCTAGTATCATAGCACCTTCGTAAAGTACTTCTATTTTTCTAGATTCAACAGTAAAATACTCTGTACTTTCAGCCATAAAAGTATCATCTTTTTCTATAGCTCTTAAACCTCCAGTGTTAGTGTTTTTTATTTTATAAACTTCTGTATTAAAAGTTTTATAATTAAAATAAAGTATTTGTACTTTGTTTTTGTCTTTTTGTTCTCTAGTAGAATAAGGCTTGTTATAATTACCTCTATTAACCGAGTAGCTTTTTTCAGTTAACTCTTTTAATTCTTCTGTTGTTAAATGTGGAAACTGCTTTATAAGTTCGTTAACAGATATATACTTTACCTCTCCAACATAATATAAGTCTTCAAAGTACGGAGATTCACTATAAGAGTACACTAGATTTGCTGGATCAACATAATCTATCTTAACCCCTTCAGACTCGTTAAAAGTTGTTTTAACGGCTCCTATACCACAAACAGTTAGATCATAATAAAATCTTCTTTTTATTAAATCAAAATTATTACCTTCTAACAAAACATTTATAGCTTGTTCTTCTGCTAGTTCCACAGCTTGCTTATAGGTTAATTGCATGTGCAGTGCTAATTCTTCTTCAGAACTAGGAAGCTCCTCAATGTTACTTTCTCTTAATGACATGCCAAACTTATCTTGTGCAAAATCATTAACTTCTTTAGCTCTCATATCGTTTAATATAGACTGCATGTACTTCGTTCTTTTGTCTACACCAAAAGGATCTTGTGAAAAAGCTTTTACATCATAAACTCTATCTGCTATACCGTTAACTACAATATCAACAAACTTTGGTATTATAGGTACTGGTCTCCAGTCTAAATTTAAGTAAGATAAATCACCATTTATAGATAACTCGTCTTTGTATTTTTGTATCGATTGTTCTCCTCTAGCGTAAAGCCTTAACCTGTGAAAATTATTCATATTGGTTAAATACCTACTCATAGCATAGTCTGTATTAAACCACTCGTGTTCTATAGCTTTAGCAACCTTCATACCGTATTCAGAGCTAGACTTTTCAATATCACTTACTACTTGGCTAGGGAAATTATTTGTTACACTTGTTCTTATCATTTTAATTTTTAATTAATTTAGACGAAGCTCCACCGTTTCTGTATCTTCCAAAATTTAAACTTATTTTCTGTTTTTCAATTTTAGCGTTAGGTGCGTATAGATTTCTATTACACGCCATAACCGCTAACCCACTACTAATACTAGCGTCAAACTTTGTTCTTTTGTTTATATCAAATTTAGCCCAATCATTTAGAGTTCTATTAAAATACATATTACCCCAATTACCACCACCGATGTCTCCTACGTGTTGTTGTATATACATTTCAATAGCTGCTGCATGAGCCTGCTTTATATCTTCACTTGAGTTAGGTATACCACCTATTTCCTTTTCTGTTGTAGATAATTTATTCCAAACTTTATCAGGTCTGTTCATACTATAACCTCTGTAACCTCTACGTCTTAAATAATAAAGTAATCTAGGTTTATTATTCTCTGCTAGTATTGGCATACCGTAAAACACTAGCGCCATTAAAACATCTTCAAAAAATATTTCTGCTGTTTGTGGTCTAGCTATATACTCTAAAAAGAATTGATTAGGTGGAGCGTCTTCCATGCTAAACTTAGTTAATCCATGCAAAGCACCATTAGAACCTCTACCATCTACAGTTCCTGATATATCATAACTATCACAACCAAAAGCACCCATGTGCTCGTTACCAGGATATTTTATACCATTTTTAGTTATTATCTTATTTTGTAGGTGCAAGGGTGGTGTCCAACTAATATTGAATCTACCGTTGGTATCTGGATAAAATATTACTTGTGTGTCTTTTATACCGTTTACCCATTGAAAATTACCTTTGCTTATACCAGGTCTTGTACCTTCATTGTAATCTATTTGATCGTATATTCTAACAAGGTTAAATATACTATTTCTTGTCTCGTCTCTAAACGCATGTTCTTCAGTTCTTGGAAACTGCCTGTAAAACTCGTTTAAAGCATCTTGATCATCTTTTAATCCATCAGCTTCGTTTTGCCAATGTTCTATTATGCCTATGTCTATTAATTCACCATCTGGTCCGACCACATTTGCATCTGGACTATTAAAGACTGGACTTCCGTATTCATCAATAAATCCTTCGTAGTTCCACTCCATTGGGATAAAGAGAGAATATAAACCAGACTTTGTCTGTCCATTACGATTTCGTTTAGTAACATCTGATGCATGGTATAATTTTTTAAAGTTATTACCTCCTTTTTCTAAAGCGTTTGAAGTACTACCCATCATACACTTTCCAACTATTTTAGCTCCTAACCTTAAACAAGTTTTTGTAACTCTCCAGTTGTTTAATATATTATCAGGCTTTTCCCATTTACCACTTTCATCGTGAACTAATAAACTTAATTTTTCACCGTCATAACTATTATCACCAGTGTTTTTCCAGTCAATAGTAGTATCAAGTCCAACCAAGTCTTCCTGCTTTTCGTTAGAAGTAATTTTTTTACGCGTAAACTTACTAGCAGGAACCCTATAAGCAAGTTCAGACTTAGGCCTGTCCATACCGTCTTGTATCGGTTTAAAAAAGAACGGATAGTTAACTGATATTGGAACAACCTTATCTGTAAACATTTTCTTAGCATCATTACCAGTTTTAGATAATATACCGTACCTACTATCACTTGCTAAGGTTGCTAAATTAACTGTCTCTGCCGAAGACATGAAACTAAAACCAGATCTACGGTTTTTAAGATAACACATACCGTAGCACCTATTATCAGCTTTACAAGCTTCCCAAAATATAAAGAACAATCTATTTGCTTCTCTAAAGTCAGGCGCACCTACATCTATTTTACTCCATTGTAAATACATATAGTGGCTACCAGTTATGTAAGTTGGTTTATTATTATTCATAAACCAGAAACCGTCTTCTCTACGCCTGAACTCTTCGTCTATATAATCGTACCATTTAGGTTTAAGTTCTTCAGGATAGTTTCTCCAATCAAAAATATTTTTTAACCTAGATAATTCTTCTGGTTGGTTTATTCTTTGCCACTTATTTTTTTGCAGTTTATGTACTTGCACGGGCACAAGTGGTAAAGCAATTCGCAAGTTTTGGATTTCAAGTATTTCACCAATTTTACCAGTTTTTGATATAACGACAATATCATGTTCTTTATCATATCCATATTTCCATTTTTTACCACGATTCATTCGTGTGATTGTTGTTTTCTTTACAGGCTCTACAACCTTTACTAAATCTTGCTTGTACATTATTTAGACCTACCTTCTGCAAAGCCTTTAAAACTAGTTTCTTGTTTATTTATAGCTTTGTTATTTAATAAACTTTCTTCTTCTTGTATTCTGTTTAATATTTCAAACGCATCAAAAATAGCTAGCTTTTTAGTAGCAGCTGCGTTCTTTAATCTATCAGCACTAACGTCATCATCTGTATTTGTAATAATCTTTTCTTTAGCAACATTAATTAATTCTTCAACAGCTCTGTGCCCAGCTTGGATTATAAGCTTCTTCGTCTCCTTGATATTCATATTTAATTGTAATAAATTTATTCATAACTCTATACAGACGTTGACCATCTATAACAAACTCGTAGGTTGAAAAAGGTGTAAAACCAACTAATTCGTTTTTGCTATACACACCATCAGTATATTTAACTATACCTATACACTCTTCTTCTTCTCCTGGTTTTAGTTTGTCTCTTTGCTTTATTGGTTGTACAAAACAATAGCCATCTGTAGCTCGCCAATTATTATTTCTTTTATATAAAAATATTTGATCTAGTTTTACAAGATAAGTATTTTCATTAAAATAACTTCTACTATTTTTTTCTCTACCTTTTATATCGTGCCAGCGTCTAAAAACGTTATGATGTGTTATAATAGTATCTCCTGGTTTTATTTTAGTTTCATAAGCCGTAGGTACAGACTTAATAATAGCTTCTCTATTAACAAACTGATGATTGTATATCTGTGTATTTAATATAAGATCTTTATCACCAACTTTTTTAGTATTATTATATCTATTACCTTTTGGTTCTATAACAAAATCAAACGGCGCTTTCATTTGTTCTTCCAACTACCACCAGCAAACTCTGCTGCTTCTTCTTCTGTACCAAACTGATATATCTCTTTCTTTTTTATAGCTTCTCTAAAAGGATCATCTGGTTGGTACCACATACCATCGTCATCTTGAAACAAAGTAGGATAAGCTACGTATTTACCGTCAGACTCACCATAAGCCATTAAGTGAGTAGAAGGTTTTTGATCTTCATACATTGGTTTATCTGAAAACTTCTTGTCACCAACATAAACATTTCCTTGTCTCTCTTTTGGCTCTTGTTTAAAAGCAGACTTTTTTCTTCTTTTACCGTATATTCTTTTTCTTCTAGTCATATTAGTATTCTAGATTATATTCTACAGATACCGCCATGTTTTTGTTAAAGTCTTTCCACGGTAAAACATCTTTATCTTTTTTAATATAAATAGAATATTTATCTTTTTCTTCTAATATATTACATATAGTATGTCCACCATAAACATCTTGACCCACAGCGTAGTGCATAGCATTTTCCTTGTAGTCTTTACCTACAGTAATTTTTCTAATTATTTTCATTATATTTTATTGTTCCATCAGAAATATTAATATCATCAGTACCGTAACTTTCTTTAAAGTTAGACTGCATTAAAGCTAGCTCATCATTTTTACCAGCTATATGATGTAGCAATTGATGTATATTGCTCTGTAACATACCTATCTGCATTTGAGCTTTATTTATTATATTTACTGTATCTTGTAATTTATTTAATTCTTCGTTTGTAATTTTTGTAGGCTTACTAGCCTTTTTTGTTTTTGCCATTTTATTTAATTTAATTTAATTTGTTTTATCTTGGATTTCTAAATCCTAATTTAATTGTCATTGGTGCAGCGTTCATAAACTCATCGTCATCAGCTATAGCTCCTACATTATTTGATGTTAAAACTATACTGTTAGCTGTTAGTGAAGCAACTGTTCCAATAGGAGTGTCTGAGTCGTGTATATAAACAGTATCTCCTGCTCTAAAAGCTTTTCTTGGATCTACACCATCAACCGTTAAAGTAGTTGCAGAGTCATCAGCAACATCTGAAGCATCGTTTAACAACACTCCAGTCGAGAAATCATGAGCGCCTCCAGCTATACCAGCTACATATATTCTTTGCGTAGAAGTTCCTCTAGTTACTCCACTAGGATTAACTCCTGTCTCTATAACAGTAACACCTGATTGACCAGAACTAGAGCCAATGTTATAATAATATATAGATTCTTTGTTTAAATTTATAATACCTTGACCGTGTGTATTACCTTCAAATTTTATAACACCTAGTAATATATCGCCTAATTCATAACATCCAGTTACAGCTGCATTTGTATCACCTAAACTAGTTGGAGCCACTCCATTGTTAGATTTTGCAATCAACAAATAAAAGTCTTTAGATGTAGAAGGGCCACCGTCTTCTCCGTACATGTGTATCGATCCGTTTACTATAGCATCAGTTCCTTTTGGAAGATCTAATGCTTGCCAATCAAAAACTACATCTCCTGTCGAAAAAGGTTTATCTGCTGCGTTTGACTGTATAACACCTGACACATCTCCGTTTATTATGTCTGGTCTAATTTGTTTTTGAAAAAATTTTGCGCTCATTTTATTTTTTTACTTTTTCTAGCGATCTACCACCGAAGTAAGCACCGATCACTGTTATTAATACTAATTGTAATAAGTCTACCCATGAAGCTTTAACTTCAAATGATATAACACC